CTCCCCGCTGGCGCTGACTAAGGGCGGCACGGGCGTGTCGGCCGCATCGGACTCGGCCCTGCTGAGCGACCTCGGCGCGGCTCCGCTCGCCTCGCCCGCGCTCACCGGGTCTCCCACGGCGCCGACGCAGACCACGGGCGACAGCACCACGAAGATCGCCACTGACCAGTTCGTCACTACCGCCGTGGCAACCGAGACCACGCGGGCCGAGACAGCCGAAGCACTGCTTGCCCCGCTGGCGAGCCCTGCCCTCACGGGCACCCCTACAGCGCCGACCAGGAGCGCGCTGACGAGTAACACTGACATCGCTACCACGGCCTATGCGGACTCAGCCGTGGGCGCGGAAACCAGCCGCGCGGAGACCGCAGAGGCTCTCCTGGCACCCAAGGCCAGTCCAACCTTTACCGGCACTCCGGCCGCGCCGACCGGCACCCCCGGCGACAACTCCACCCAGATCGCCACCGACGCCTTCGTGACCGCAGCCGTGAACGCGGCAGTCCAGGGCCTGTCGATCAAGGCCAGCGTGCAGGAGGCCACCGCTGCCGCGCTCCCGGCGAACACTTACTCCAACGGGGCGTCCGGGGTCGGCGCAACGCTGACCGCAATCGCCGCGGGCGTCCTTACCGTTGACGGGATAGCGGTCGCCCTCGGTGACCGGGTGCTGGTGCAGAACGAGGTCGCGGCCTCGCATAACGGCATCTACCTGGTCTCAGCTCTGGGCACCGTCAGTGTCGCGTACATCCTGACCCGCACCACCGACATGAACACGGCCGCGGAGATTCCCGGTGCGTTCGCGTTCACCGAGCAGGGCACCGTCAACGCGGGCGCCGGGTTCGTGGTCGCGTCGGAGGGCCCGTTCACCATCGGGACCACCAGCATCACCTGGACTCAGTTCTCCGGGGCGGGGGAGATCACCGCCGGGACAGGTCTTACGAAGAGCGGGAACACCCTCAGCCTGACCACCCCGGCGCTGCCGCTGGCCGGCGGGACGATGACCGGCGCGATAGCGATGGGCAGCAACAAGGTCACCGGGCTGACGAACGGGTCCGGCGCGCAGGACGCCGCAGCGTTCGGGCAGCTTCCGTCGAGCGGCACCCCGCTGGCGCTCACGCAGGGCGGCACGGGGGTCAGCGAGACATCGAACTCAGCGCTGCTGACCGCGCTCGGCGGGGGCGCCTCGACCGTCCCGACCCCGACTGCTGCTAACCAGTACCCGGTATCGAACAGTTCCGACGTGTGGACGCTGGCCGCGGTCGGGACGGTCGGCGGGAACAGCTATAACGCCGGGTGGACGGTCGGCGTCAGCGATCTCGGCGGCGAAGCGGACTACAACTCGTCCTCGGCCGGGTCCGCTACCATCCCGTCCGGGCTGACCGCCACGGTCGGCGCTACCTTCGCGGCCCGGCAGATGGGCACGGGCGCGCTGACGATCGCAGCCGGGGCCAGCGTGACCGTGGAAGGCGCGGCGGTCACCACCGGGCAGTATCAGGCGCTGCTCGCACGGCAGGTCGCGACGGACACATGGGCGGTCACCGCCTCGGTCACGGGCACCGCGCCGCTGGCATCCCCCGCGCTCACGGGAACGCCCACGGCGCCCACTGCGACGGCGCTGACCAGCACCACGCAACTGGCCACGACGGCGTTCACGACGGGCGCCGTAGCCACGGAGACCACGCGCGCCGAGACAGCCGAGGCACTCCTGGCGCCGCTGGCAAGTCCTGCGCTCACCGGGTCTCCGACCGCTCCGACGCAGATCATCAGCGACACCAGCACGAAAATCGCCACGGACGCCTTTGCCGCGTCGCTGATGGTGGCGGGCAACGCTAACCAGTTCGGTTACCTCGGGTGGACGCTGGACCCGATTCTGGCCGCCGGCGCGCTCCGGCCGCAGTCGGGGCAGCTGTGCCTGATCCGGTTCCGCGCCGCGGCCAACGGCACCATCGGCCACATCGTCTACTCCTTCCTGGCATCCGGGTCCGGGCTGACCAGCGCGGAGAACTGGCTCGGGATCTACGACACCGGGCAGGCCACGGCGGGCTCCGCGACCCTGATCGGCTACACCGCCGACCAGACCTCGAACTTCTCGGCGTCTGCGGGGGTGTACTCGGCCGCCATCGCGACGGGCACGCCGGCAGTCACGGCAGGGCTGGATTACTTCGCCGCGTTCCTGTCCAACGGGAGCGCCCGGCCGCAGTTGACCTGCGGCGCCTCTAACGTCGCCCAGATGCCGCAGGTCAACCAGGGGCTGTCCGGGCTCAGCCTGCGGCTGGCCAACGGCAACACGACATACACCACGCTGCCCGCGTCGGTCACCGCCGCTAACCTGTCCGGGTCAAGCCTGACGACGCTGGCTGCCTCATGCTTCGTGGTGACCACCTGATGCGGACCATCCCGGTGAACCTGGGAACCTGCGGGCAGGCGACGCCGGAGCTGGCGGATTACCAGGCGTTCAACGCGCTTACGTCGCCGCGTGTCATCGATATCCAGTTGTTCCTGAACAGCCTGAACACCGAGCCGGTGTGGTACTCGGCTTATGCGACGTGGGCGGCCGAGCTGGGCACGCTGATGATGTCCACGATGTCGCCGAGTACCACGACTCTCAATGCTTTCGCCGGCGGCGCGTACGACACGACGGGCCTGTACTCCAATGCGGGGCTTTACGGCCTGGCCAGGCAATGCGCTCTTTACGGGCAGCCCGTCATCATCCGTCTCGCGCACGAGTTCAACGGCGGCAAGGACTTCATGTATGCCTACGGGTACCTGAACGAGACCGCCGCGCAGTTCGTCGCGGGCTGGCAGCACATCGTGACTTATTTCAGGGCGCAGGGCGCGACGAACGTGCTGTGGTGCTGGTGCCCGAACATCTGGGATACCGCCGGCGTCCCTGCGGGATGGATCTGCGACCCCACCGCGAACGACGGCTCAGGATCGAACTGGTACCCCGGCGACGCCTACGTGGACATCATCGGCCTCGACGGCTACATGTCCACCCAGAGCACCGACGCCGCCACGCCGTCTACCTTGTTCATGGGCAACTACACGTCGCTGACCGGGCTGACGGGCAAGCCGTTCGCGATCTGCGAGGTCGGATGCGCTGAGGATTCGCGGCTGACAGCACTGTGCGGCGGGAAAGCCGGCTGGTATGAGCTGCTGTTCGCAATGGTCGCGGGCAGCATGCCGAACTGCATCATCGTGAACAACTGGTCGCAGGTTATCGTGCCGCCCGCCACCAATGACGGTGACTACACGATCAACTCGTCCGGGACCGATCCGGCGGCGCAGGCGGCGTTCGTAGCCGGGGTTACGGCCTACCCGTTCGCCGCGCAGCCAGCCGCCGTCCGGCCGCACCTGCTGCACCTGGGCGGGACCTAGTCCCCGCACACCCCGCAGTCACCGGCGCGGCCCCACCGCAGGAATCCCTCGCAGTCACACAGCGCGCAGGCGGCCATGCGCCCCCGGTGCCTGCGCCGCATATGGGCGCACGCGCACCGCGACCCCGGCAGCGCGCACAGCGCCCGCAGTTGCCTCAGCATCCCGTCACCGTACCCCCGGCCGTCTCACCAGGCCATTCTCGCGCCGTGCCTGCGCGGCCAGCCGGGCGTAGGCGGCCGGGGACAGCCGGTAGGCGCCGTCGAGAGTGCCGCCCGCCAGCGCGGCGAGCCTGCGCCGGTACCGCCACCACGCGGCCAGTCGTCTCATCATCGCCTCACCATAACCGGGCAAGCGTGACCTGACCCCCTTTCCCTTCCCTCCCGCCGCCACGGCGGCGTACCCGATCTGCCCCTCACGGAGGTGCATGGCAGCCACAACGACCGCCGACCAGGAAATGACTTTCCTGTCATTTCCGATCACCAAGATGGAGGAGTCCGGCGAGGACCTCATCATCTGGGGCAAGGCCACGGACGGCACGCTGGACAGTGACCTGCAGATCGTGGACCCGGACTGGTCGGCGAAGGCGCTGCAGGAGTGGTTCGACACTGGCGGCAACGTCAGGATGTCCCATGACCCGAAGCGGCCGGTCGGCAAGGGCATCGACATCGACCTCACGGCGGACGGTCACTGGGTCAAGGCACTGATCCAGGACAAGGACGCCCAGGACAAGATCCGCAAGGGCGTCCTGAACGACTACAGCGTCGGCATCTGCAACCCCGACATCCGCGTCGGAGACCCCCGGTTCAATCACCTGGACCCTGCCGGGAAGGCCGTCCGGGGGGTCATCACGGGCCGCGAGGACGGGCTGAGCAAGTTCGGGGAGGTCAGCGTCGTTGACCGGGGAAGTAACTACGGAACCCGGTTCATGCTCGCCAAGGCAGCCGCCGACGGCACTCCCGAGCTCGTGGGCAAGATGGTCACCGGGGACGTGCTCACCAAGGACGCCGGGCCGGACCTCATCAAGGGCACCGTCTCCTTCTCCCCGTCCGACCTGGCGAAGCTCCTGATGCACCGGGAGGTCGCCGAGCAGCGGGAAGCGGAAGTCACCAAGGCAGCGGAGGCAGGAGCCGACGAGGCCGGGGGCGACAACGCGGCCGACGACGAGAAGGACGAGCCCGCCCAGCCGGACATGAAAGACGACAACCCCGCCGACGACGCGGACAAGGGCACTGAGCCGGATGCCGCAGAAGTGGCCGTGGCCGACGCCGTGAAGGCCGTTGAGGTTGCGGTCTGGAAGCGGGATGTCTCGGCTGCCGAGCGGAAGGAACTCGCAGGCAAGGGCCACGCCCTTGCTGACGGCTCTTACCCCATCGCCAACGCGGAGGATCTCAAGAACGCCGCCATCCTCGCCCGCTCCGGTCACGGGAACGTGAGCGCTGCCCGCGCCCTGATCGCCAAGCGCGCCGGGGAGCTGGGCGTCCCCAACCCGCTCAGCAAGGACGACGCGGAGAAGGCCGCGGCGCCGGATGCCCCTGCCACTGAGGCCGTCAAGGCAGCCAAGCCCAAGATGGCCTGCCCGGAGTGCGGCGCGAAGTCGAAGGCCAAGAACCCGTTCTGCTTCAAGTGCGGCAAGAAGATGACCCCGGGCAAGGACGGCGGCAAGGCAGACAAGGCAGTGTCCCCCTCTCCTGCTGACAACGCGGCCCCGGCTGAGGGCACCGAGCCCGTCTCCGCCCACCGTGAGCCGGACGGGGTGGCGATGGAGCAGCTCGAGGACGACGCGCACCTTGAGGGCGCCAACCCGGACCAGCATTCGGAGATGGCCGCCGAGGCCGCCGTTGCCCCGCCTGCAGCAGAGGCCGCCGAGCTGGGCAAGACCGCTGGCAGCGAAGCCGCATCGTGGCGGATCAGGGAAGCGGGCGCGTCATGGGGCGAAGGAATCCTGCACGACTTCCTGTGCCCCGCGTTCTCCCCGGACGCCACCGCGAAGTCCTACCCGGGCCAGACGCTCGCCATGGTGGCGGACCCCGCTGAGTGGCAGTCGAAGGCCCTGTCGGCGGCGATCGACGCGCCGCTGGCCGAGGCCGGGAAGGCGCAGCGCCGCTGGCAGGACGCCCTCACCCTCGCCGGGAGCGACGCCGAGACGGTCACGGGCCTGCGCTGGGAAGCACACAAGGCGTTCGCCGACGCCAACCCCGGGCCCGCCACGTACCCCACCCCGGGGGAGCTGCGCCCGCAGTCCTTCCGCCGCCCGGCCCTGTCCGGCAGCGACCAGGCGAGCACGACGGCAGCCAGCGGTAGCAGCCCGATGACGATCACCGCTGAGCACATCTCCGCGACGGACTTCACCCGCGGTCCCCTCACCGGGGGCCAGGAGGCGCCCAGCGAGCCCCAGGGCGACAACGGCTCCCAGGGCGTGCCCGCCGTCCCCGGCAGGCCGCAGCGGACGTTCTACCGCAACACCTCCCGGGACGGCGCCAGGAGCGCCATGGCCTCCATGCACGACCACATCGCGCAGACCTTCCCCGACCTGTGCCCCATGCACGGGCCCGGTCACGGCGGGCAGCCCCCGGCGGGAGCACGTCCCGTCCCGGTGCCGGGATCGCGGAAGGGCGCCGAGCCCGAGGTCACCAAGGCTGCGGACCCGGCGATGAAGCCGGCGAAGGGCGCCAAGATGACCTGCCCGTGCGGGGAGAAGACGCGCGGGAAGTTCTGCCCTGGCTGCGGCAAGAAGATGGGCGCCAAGCCGGACATGGCTGACAAGGCGGCTGACGTGCTGCCTGCCGTCGCCGGGCTTCCCGT